ATACAATAGTATTAGAGGAGGAGCCGAAGGAGCGACACCTTTATTGTTGGACTTATATCCAGACGCAGTCTCTGCCTATTCTTTAAGAAAATTAAGAACCGCATATACAGGAGATGCTATTCAGGTTAAAAAAACAGTAGGGGGAGTTACAACTAATCAAGAAATCGGTTTTGATTCTAACGCAGAATTAGATACCGCATCTTTGCTTTCATTCGTAGGTGCAGGTAACGATGGAACTGTGCCAATATGGTATGACCAAAGTGGAAATACCAACAATCAAATTCAAACTGCAAGTTCTCCCCAACCACAAATTGTTAATTCAGGCTCATTAATTACATTGAATGAGAAAGCTACATCAAGGTTTGGCTCTAACAGATTTATGGAGACTGCATCAGCGGTAAGTTTGGGTTCGCCAAGTGAAATGTGGATTTTTTGTGTTGTAAATTTGACTGATGTTAGCACTTATAGTTGGATTTATGGTAGTTCTGCTCCAAGTAATAATGATGGAGGTTTTAATATATATTTAGGTGGAGGTGATTTATATGTGGCTATTCAAGGTGCGACCTACGTTCAATCTAAAACACCTATTACTACAGGCAATAAAATAATAAGCGTTAGGATTAGAGGCGGTCAAACAACCGCCAACGCAATAGAAATATATATTAATTCAGTACAGGCAACTTTAACAGTAACTAATAACGGAACAAGCAACGCTACATTTAGTGATTTTATTCAAACACTGGGTACAAGAGATGATAACTTATTTAGATACATTGGAGATTTATCAGAGATTTTGTTAAAAACAGGAGAGCAATCATCAAACAGGGTAGGAATAGAAACCAACATAAACGATTACTATTCTATTTACCAATAAATTCTTATCTAATTAAATCTACCGTATGACATAAAAAAAACAAAACAAAATAATATGGATAATGAAAATCTTGTATTAATAGTAGGTGGATTAGCTGGTGCATTAGGTATTAAAGAGGTTTGGAACATTATAAAGAAGAGGATGGATATGAGTTACTCTGTATCTTCAAGTCAAAATAGCTACAAGCAAAAAAGGATTGAAGAACTAGAGGATGAGTTAAAAGAAGCAAACCAGACCATACTTGATTTAACAGTGAGGGTATCCAAATTAGAGGAAAGAATGCTGCACGTTGCAAAGAATAGAGTAAAAAAGTAAAAAAATAAGTAACTATATATAACAACAATAACAAACAAAATTTAAAATGGCAAACGAAGTAATTAACTTAGACACGGTATTTAGTGGTTTTGATAGCGGAACAGACTTACAACCAAAGAACACAAGAACAAACAACCAAGGTGTAAAAATCAATGACATTGCAGGGTTTATTAAAATTGTAAGCGAAGAACCTGCATCAAACATTGCTGGCGATATGTACTTTTTTGATGGAGATATCAAAGTATGTACAGTAAGTGGAACTCCAGGTACATTGGTAACGTTTACAGGAGCATAGTAAAACCTTAACTCCAGGTCAAAGGAGTAACAATTTAATTTAATCTAATCAAATATAATTATGTCTAACGAAATCGTTAAGAATCTAAACTTCGGAGACGAAGGTAAAAATAAAGTCTTTCAGGGGGTCTCAAAGCTAACCAAGGCAGTAAGCTCTACATTAGGGGCAAGCGGCAAGTGTGTTATGCTTGAGGACTCATCTGGAAAACCATTAATCACAAAGGACGGGGTTACGGTAGCTAACTCAATTACGCTACTAGACCCTGTTGAAAATATGGGTGCTACGCTTCTAAAGGAAGCTGCTAGGCAAACCGTTAAGGAAGCAGGAGACGGAACAACAACTGCTACGGTACTAGCACACTCTATTTTAAAAGAAGCATTTGAAACAGAGGACTACAACTCAAGGGAAGTAAGAGACGGAATAAGCTCTGCCGTTGAAAAGGTTGTAGCATACTTAGAAAGTAAGGCTGTAGACGTGAGTGGTAATATGCTAAAGCAGGTCGCTACAATATCATCTAACAACGACTCTGATTTAGGGTCAATGATAGCTAAGGCTTTTGAAGACGTTGGAGAGAATGGTGTGGTAAGTATGGAAATATCTAATGACGAGGAAACATCCGTAGAGATTGTTGATGGTGCGTCACTAGACAAGGGCTTGAAGAACCATCATTTTATTAATAACAAGGAGAAAGGAGCTTGTGAGTTAAATAACCCACTAGTACTAATCGTAGAAAGCAAGATACCCAACGTAAGAAAGGTTCAAAGTATTCTTGAACACGTTATTAAAAACAAGAAAGAATTATTAATTATTGGGGACGCTGATGAACAACTAGTCACAGCAATCTCAATGAACGTATCAAAGGGTAACATTAAGGCAAACATTATTGATGCACCTGACTTTGGTATAAACAAGAAGCAAACGCTACAAGACTTCGCAGTTCTAACAGGAGCCACAGTAATAAACGAAGACCTTGGAGACGATATGGACTTAATTGATGTAAGTCACTTAGGAACTTGCTTAAAGGCAACAACAACATCTGACGAAACAATCATCCAAGTGGATGGAATGAGTGATGATGTTAAGGATTTAATTAAGCAGCTTAAGAAAGAATTAAAGACCACGAAGATTAACGGAAAGAAGCACTTACTTGAGAAAAGACTTTCAAGACTTGGAGGCAAGGTTGGTGTAGTTAAAGTTGGAGCTAACTCGGAAGTTGAGTTAAAAGAAAAGGCTGATAGAGTTGAGGATTCTATCTGTGCAACTAAAGCAGCAATTAAAGAAGGTATACTTCCAGGTGGAGGAATTGCTTTACTCAATGCAAGTGACAAGATTAAATCTAAAGGCATAGGAGAGGAGATATTGCTAAAGGCAATAAAAGCACCATTCCAAACGATAATGGACAATGCTGGTATTAAAATAGGACTTGTAAACTCAGAAGGGTCTGGGGTTAACGTAATAACAGGGGAGATTGTTAATATGATTGAGGCTGGAATAGTTGACCCACTACTTGTTACAAAGAGTGCATTAAAGAATGCGGCATCTGTAGCCAATACGATACTTGCAACCGATTGTGTAATTAATAACTTAAGAGCATAATGAAGGCAGTAGGAAAGTATATGTTGATAGAGCCTGTAAAGGAAAAAGAAGTATCTACGAAGGGTGGTTTAATCTTAGGAGAGAGTCACAGAGAAGATATAAGATACAGGGAGGCAAAAGTAAAGACCATAGGGACACTAGTTGAAGGAGTACAAGATGGTGACACTATTTACTACGACAGACACGCAGGGTTTGATATGGAAATTGATAAGGTTATTTATAAGGTCATTAAGGAGTTTGACGTAGTAGTTGTTTTATAATGAGAGGTGGTAAGTTAGAGTACTCTGACTTAAGGGAGTTTAAGATACTTAAGCACTACAGAGTTATTCGGAAGTGGGTTGCTAAAAACAACGACATTAGCACGGCAGACTTAGAGGTGTTAATATACTTAGACTGCGTAGGACTATTCAACAGGTTAGACTTTATAGATGGGCAGTACTCACACAGTTGGGATAGTGCAAGGTGGTCTAGACTTATGGATGGTGGATGGATAACTATATTCTCAAAGAGAGATAGGATACACGCTAAGAAGAATACTTATAAGGTGTCATTTAAGGGTAAGAACCTTATCAATAGAATCTATAAGATAATGGTTGGAGAGGAAGACATACCAACAAGTAAAAGAAGAAATGAAATAATGAAGGGAGGGTCTTACACAAATAAGGTTCTCATTAAATCAATAAAAGATGTTAACAAAGATAAAACAATAAACAATGGGTTATAAAATAAAGTCAATGATTAATCAGACTAGCGGTTTAGGTGCTAGTTACTACTTAAAAAAAGAACTTAATAAGTTTACTGACAAAATTTCACAAAATTTACCTTCAGATTCTGAATCTACTAATGTTGTTAAAAAACAAAGTAGAGCCGAAAGAATTGCAGAAAAGAAAAAAGATAAATCAATAGGTACTTATATTAACAAAGGAGGAGAAAGAGGGTATAAAAAATCTCAAAGAAAGGAAGCAAGAGCAGTAGGTAGAGAAGCTGCAAAAAATGTTGACACAAGTTTTGAAAGAGCTGAATTAGCAGGAACAGATTTTAACTCTTTATTGATTGGTACAATTCAAAATATTGCATCAGGGGAAAAAGCTTCAAGTAAAAAACGTAAAATAAAAAAAGCAGCTAAAAAAGAATATCAAGAATTTCAAAAGAAAGGCTCTAGTAGTTTTGATGGTAAGGGTCTTAAGGAAGGCTTTAAAGGAGCAGATTTACCAAAAATAGATTCAGGTATAAAAACAGGAGACTTCTTTCAAAGCACTTTTAATACATTTAACCCAGAAAGAGATAAACGTATAAAAAAAGGACCGCAAAAGCCAGAAAAAACAATTAAAAATAGACCTGAATATACAATAGACAAAAAATTAGGTGATGATATTATGAAGTATGGTCCAAATCCAAACCGAACAAAAGCTAAAAGTCCAGCTAAAGACCAATACGATGTTAACCCTCCTTCTTATATTGATAGAACGATAGAAAAAATTCAAGGTTTAGGTTTAGGTTTACCAACCCCTAGAGAACTTTTTGGATTTCAAATGACGGGTGACGGATTTAATAAAGGAATGTTAAGAAAAAACAAATACAAAAAATAATATGAAAAATATACTCAATCAACTAGGTGCTACAGCATCTAGCTTAGAAGGGGCAACCCCACAAGAGTTACAAGTATTAGGAATGAACCCTATGGGTCCTGCTGTTCAAGGTCCTATGGCTGCTAACCCTATGACACCAACAACAGACCCTGCTGTAATTCCACCAGTAGTTCCAACAGCTAATAATTTTTCACCAACAACCAAATCAGTTGCAGACTACACATTCGGTAGTGATGTAGCTAGAGGTTATTAAAAACAATACTATGAAAAGTAAAAAAATGGTAGAAACAAAAAGACCTTACGCAGAAGAGCAAGGGTTTGATGCAATTTGGAATGGTCCATTAAATATGGACAATATGCCAAGAGGGTATGGCTCTAGCAGCGGGTGCAAAGGTATTCAGCTACTAGCTAAGAATATGCCAGCATACCAGCCAGGACCTATTACAGAAAAAGCAAAGGGATTTAAATTTTAATAAAGTTGGAAGACTTTAAGCTGTACCTTGCCAATACGTTGGTAATGATGATTACTATGTCAGACATAGAGGTCATACTTAAAATACTTTTATTAATTGTGACGATTGGCTACACCGCTTTTAAGTGGTTGTCTGTTGCTAAAAAATATAAGGATGGAAAAGATAAGTGAACATATATCATACAAGGAGGGGGTTAGAAGTTCTACTGCTAAGAGATTAGGCATAGACAACACTCCTAGCGAGTTTGATTTAAAGAGAATGAAGTCTATATCCAAAAATGTATTTGAACCTCTTAGAGAGGCTGTAAATGGCCCTATACGCATTAATAGCTTCTTTAGATGTAAGCAGCTTAATAGAGCAGTAGGTGGAAGTAGTACGTCTCAACACTGTAAAGGAGAGGCCTTTGACTTAGATGACTCTTATGGGCATATGTCAAACGCAGGTATGTATAAGTTTATTAAAGACAATCTCAGTTTTGACCAAATGATATGGGAGTTTGGTGACGATGAAAATCCTGATTGGGTTCACGTTTCTTATGTGTCGGAAGAAAAAAACAGAAACAGATGTCTGAGAGCTTTAAAAGAAAATGGTAGAACTGTTTATATTGTAATATAATGGCAAAGAAAGTAAGTAAGAAAGATATGGCTTGCAATAAGCCTAAAAGAACTTCTGGTCACCCTAAGAAGTCTCACATTGTAAAGGCTTGTGAAGGCGGAAGAGAGAAGCTAATTAGATTTGGTCAGCAGGGTGCTAGTACGGCAGGTAAGCCAAAGTCTGGAGAGTCTGCTAAGATGAAGGCTAAGAGAAAAAGTTTTAAGGCTAGACACGGAAAAAATATAGCTAAAGGTAAAATGTCTGCCGCATATTGGGCTGACAAAGTTAAGTGGTAAACAATAACATATATAAAGATGAAAGATAAAAGTATGATTAATATGGCAGGAACTTCTATGGGTTCTTACGACAAACCTATGATGATAGGGGGTGACAAGCCTATGATGAAAGGTAGTGGGTTAATGATGAAGTGTGGTTGCCAAATAGGTAAGCATATGGGTGGTCCAAAAATGATGGGTAAAAAGTCTTGCGGTAAGTAATGGCATTTAAGCTGTCTAACCCTCCATATAAGAACGAACCCACCCCAGTCTATCAAGCAGACTTGGGGGAAGGTGTTCTTGGTCAGAGTAATAACAACGGCACTATTGTAATAAATGAGAAGCTAAACCCTAAGTTCCAACAAGAAGTTATTAGGCACGAAAAGGTTCACATTAATCAAATGGCTAGGGGTGATTTAGATTATGACGACAAAAACATTTACTGGAAGGGAAAGGCTTACTCAAAGAACAATGCTAAGATAGCTATGGCTAGTCCTGCAAACTCCCCTTGGGAAAAAGAAGCCTACAATAAGTCTAAGACTAAATATAAAGATAAAAAATACAATGTCTAAAAAATTTAAAGATACAAAGCTAGGTGCATTTTTAGGTAATGCTGCACCACACATACTAGACGTAGCTGGAGACTTACTTCCAGATGCTGGTGTGTTGGGTATGGTAAAGAACCTAATTGAGAAAGATGACAAGATTAAACCTGAAGTAAAAAAGGTTGCTTTAGCAAAAACAAAAGAGATGTACGAGCTAGAGGTCAAGGACAGAGACTCAGCACGGAATAGAGAGGTTGAAGTAAAGAAGACAGGTAATAAGGATGTAATGATGATGCTTACAGGGCTAGTTGGATTGGCTTCTTTTTTATTTATCATCTATGCAGTAGTTTACGAAGAAGGAGTTTTACACAACGACCTATTCGTTCACTTAATGGGAATGATTGAAGGAGTTGTGATATCTAATATCTTTGCATACTATTACGGGTCTTCAGCAGAAAAATAGTAAAAAGTAAGTAATTATAAAAAGTAAGGAGTACAATTAAATTTAATATAATGAGAATAACAGACGAAGAACTAGAATTAATTCGTGAGCAACAAACAAAAATTGCTCAGATTAAACAGGACATTGGAACACTAGAACTAAGAAAGCACGAAGTTATAAGTATTATGCTTGATGTAAATCAAGAAGTTGAAGAAACAAAAACCAAACTTGAGGAAAAGTATGGTCGTGTAAACATTAACCTCGATGACGGTACTTACACCGATGTTGAGAAAGAAGAGACTGAGTAATGAGTAGTGTTATAAGAAAAATCAGTATAGGAGCTGATTATAAGAATGAAGCAATGCATTATTCTATAGGGCAGCAAGTATATGGTGGTCACGAAATATCTAATATTCTCCTTGACGAGAAAGATAATTCTTATAACATTTATATTCAGAAAAACAAAGAAACATTGCCTTGGAAGAAATTTAACTCTAATATGGCAATATCTGTTGAATATGACTTGCAGTATTAATGAAAAGTATTCACGATTTTATCGTAAAACCCATAGAGGGTCGATACAACAATACTGTAAAGGTTGACGATGTTGACCTTATTGTAAATACAAGAATTGAGGAATTTAAAAGTGTAAGTAAAGTAGCGGAAGTTGTAGCTCTACCTTTATCTATAAAAACCGACATTAAGGTTGGGGATAAAGTTATAGTACACCACAACGTATTTAGAAGGTTCTATGACATTAGAGGTAATGAAAAAAACAGTAGAAGCTTCATTAAAGAAGATATGTATGCTTGCTCACCTGAGCAGATATATATGTATGGAACAAATAAGACTCATCTTGATTATTGTTTCGTAAAGCCAATAGAAAACGACAGTATATTTTCTTTAACAAAAGAAAAGCCACTTGTAGGGTTTTTAAAGTATGGCAACAAAGGACTAACTAACTTAGGAATAAACGAAGGAGACCTCGTTTCTTTTAGACCAACATCTGAGTTTGAGTTCGTTATAGATGGAGAATTATTATATTGTATGAAATTAATTAATATCGTTGGCACTTATGAACGTAAAGGAAACGAAAAGGAATATAATCCAAGCTGGGCAAAAAGCGGTTGAGGAGTTAATCAAAGTTGCTGAAGAGCCTATAGTGGATTCTGGAGACGATATAACTGCTGATAGATTAAAGAATGCAGCAGCAACAAAGAAACTTGCAATATTTGACGCATTTGAAATACTACAGCGTATACAAAATGAAGAAGATATTTTAAACGAGAAACCTAAAGAAGAGGTTAAAAAGAAAGAGTTTAAAGGGTTTGCAGAAGGAAGAGCTAATACTAAGTAGTATGTACGAGCAAAGTTTATACAAGGTATTAGATAACCACATAAAGCCTTCTACTCTTAAGAAAAAAAATAATGCTAAATCTTGGAAGTACGGATACGATGAAGATTTTGATGTTATTGTAATAAGTAAGACAGGTCAAATAGGAGAGGTATACCAAATACAAAACTTAAACATTGCCCTACCAAAAGAATTTGAAGTAAATAAATTCAAAGGGGATAAGTGGGGTAAGATGGAATATCCTAAAGAGCTTGAAAGAATAAAAACAATCTTTGATTGGAAGGAATACCCTGAGGATTTCAAAGAAAAATGGTACGATTATATTGAGAAAGAATTTGAAAGAAGAGAACAAGGATTTTGGTTTAATAATAAGGGTAACCCTACTTATATTACTGGGTCTCATTATATGTACTTGCAATGGTCAAAGATTGACGTTGGTCAACCAGACTTTAGAGAATCAAATAGATTATTTTACATATTCTGGGAAGCCTGCAAAGCAGACGAAAGATGCTTTGGAATGTGCTACCTTAAAAATAGACGGAGTGGATTCTCTTTTATGTCTTCAGGAGAAACAGTTAACCTTGCTACAATATCAGTTGATTCCAGATATGGGATACTTTCAAAGTCAGGGCCTGATGCAAAAAAGATGTTTACCGACAAGGTTGTACCAATCTCGGTTAACTACCCATTCTTCTTTAAACCCATACAAGATGGTATGGACAGACCAAAGACTGAACTTGCGTATAGAGTACCAGCATCGAAGTTTACAAGAAGGAAGCTTGACGTTAATGAGCAGCAAGAAGATATCAAAGGGTTGGATACTACGATTGATTGGAAAAATACAGGTGACAACTCCTATGATGGAGAAAAACTAAAGTTGCTTGTACACGATGAATCTGGTAAGTGGGAAAGACCTAATAATATATTAAATAACTGGAGGGTTACAAAAACCTGTCTAAGATTAGGTAGTAGAATAATAGGTAAGTGTATGATGGGTTCAACATCAAACGCTTTAGATAAGGGAGGAGAAAACTTTAAAAAGCTATATTATGCGTCAGATGTTACGAACAGAAACAGCAATGGACAGACTAGCTCAGGATTATATTCTTTGTTCATACCTATGGAATGGAATTACGAAGGATACATTGATTCTTATGGATTACCTGTATTCGAGACTCCAGAAAAAAGTTCCACAGGAATTAAAGACCCGTATGGAAATACCATCAAAAAAGGAGTAATAGAGTATTGGGAGAATGAAGTAGATGGTCTTAAAAATGACCAAGATGGACTAAATGAATTTTATAGACAGTTTCCAAGAACGGAGCAACACGCTTTTAGAGATGAAGCTAAGGAGTCTATATTTAATTTAACAAAGATATACCAACAGATAGACCACAACGAAGGTATGCGGTCAAGTTCTTTGGTGACGAGAGGAAACTTTCAGTGGGAGAATGGGGTGTTGGATACAAAGGTGATGTTTATGCCTAACCCAAAAGGTAGGTTTTACATAACTTGGATTCCACCTATTAGCCTACAAAACAGGATAGTAGTAAAGAACGGTACTAAGTATCCAGGGAACGAACACCTAGGAGCTTTTGGTTGTGACCCTTACGACATATCAGGAACTGTAGATAAGAGAGGTTCTAATGGTTCTGCACACGGTTTAACCAAGTTTAGTATGGAGGACGCACCAAGCAATCATTTCTTTTTGGAATATATTGCACGACCACAAACTGCTGAGATATTTTTTGAAGATATATTAATGGCTTGTGTTTTTTACGGTATGCCAATACTTGCAGAAAATAACAAACCAAGATTATTATATCACTTTAAAAATAGAGGGTACAGAGGGTTTTCAATGAATAGACCTGATAAGAAGTATACAAAGCTATCTTCTACAGAAAGAGAGATTGGTGGAATACCAAACTCTAGTGAAGACATAAAGCAAGCACACGCTGCTGCAATAGAGACATATATAGAAGAGTTAGTTGGAGTGTTGGGGGATGATGAGATGGGGGACGTATATTTCCAAAGAACATTAGAAGATTGGGCTAAATTTAACATAAACAATAGAACATCACACGATGCCTCTATAAGTTCAGGGTTAGCCATTATGGCTTGTAACAAGAATCGTTACGCACCAGTAAACAAAGTAGTAAGAAAAAACATAAGTCTAGGGTTTAAAAAGTATGACAACTCTGGAAGTTATTCAAAAATAAGAAATTAAATGAATGTAGTTGCAAATCCAAATAGCGTATTTCCTAGTCAGGTTGTTCCTAACGCTGAGAAAGATAGTATTGAGTATGGAAGGCAAGTTGCTCAAGCTATAGAGTCTGAGTGGTTTAATCAAGGTGGGTATGGCAATAGGTTTTCTACAAATTACAATCATTTCCATAGTTTAAGGTTATACGCAAGAGGTGAACAGCCTATACAAAAATATAAAGATGAGCTTGCTATAAATGGTGACTTGTCTTACTTAAACTTAGACTGGAAACCTGTTCCTGTTATATCGAAATTTGTTGACATTGTTGCAAATGGAATAACAGAAAAAAAATATGAGATTAGTGCTTACGCCCAAGACCCTGAGTCTGTTAAGAAAAGAACTGATTACGCATCAGCTTTAATTGAAGATATGGCTGCAAAAGAGCAGCTATTAAAAATTAAAGAAAACCTAGGAATAGATGCATTTAATACTAGCAACCCAGAAGAGTTACCTCAATCAAAAGAGGAGCTTTCTTTGCATATGCAGCTCGATTACAAGCAATCAATAGAAATAGCTGAAGAGGAAGTTATAAATCAAGTGCTTGCAAAAAATAAATTTGACGAAATAAGAAAAAGGTTTAACTATGATTTAACTGTTCTTGGTATTGGGGCTGTCAAGACAAATTGGAATAAATCTAATGGGGTAAAAGTAGAGTATTGCGACCCTTCAAACTTAGTCTATTCATACACAGAAGACCCTAACTTTGAAGACATATATTATGTAGGAGAAGTTAAGGCTGTTACAATACCTGAACTTAAAAAACAATTTCCGAACATACCTGAAGATGAACTCAAAAAGATTGAGAATATGCCAGGGAATAGAGAGTACTTAACTGGATGGAAGGGATATGACGAAAATACCGTTCAAGTTTTATACTTTGACTACAAGACATATAAAAATCAAGTATTCAAAATAAAAAAAGGACCAAATGGCCTTGAAAAGGTTATACAAAAGTCAGATGACTTTAATCCACCCGAAAACGATACATTTAAAAAAGTATCAAGAAGTATAGAAGTTCTTTACAGCGGGGCTAAAGTTCTTGGGACTAACACAATGTTAAAGTGGGGATTGTCTGAAAATATGACAAGACCATACGCAGATACTACTAAGGTAGAGATGAACTATGTATTGTGTGCGCCAAGAATGTATAATGGAAGAATTGAATCTGTTGTAAGTAAGATTACAGGATTTGCTGATATGATTCAAATCACACACTTGAAGCTACAGCAGGTTATGACGAGGATGGTTCCTGATGGAGTGTTTTTAGATGTTGACGGTTTAGCAGAAGTTGACTTAGGAAACGGAACTAGTTACAACCCAGCAGAAGCTTTGAGTATGTACTTCCAAACAGGTAGTGTTTTAGGTAGGTCTTTAACTCAAGATGGAGAATTAAACAGAGGGAAAGTTCCAATTCAAGAGCTTACAACATCAAGTGGAGGAGCTAAGATACAGTCTTTAATCCAAACTTATCAGTATTACTTACAAATGATAAGAGACGTAACTGGATTGAATGAGGCAAGAGATGGTTCAGCACCATCTAAAGATGCACTCGTAGGATTGCAAAAGATGGCCGCTAATCAATCTAATGTTGCAACTAGACACATACTACAGGCAAGTTGCTATTTAACGCTTAGAGCCTGCGAAAACATATCTAGAAGAATTGCTGATTCATTGCAGTTTGTATTAACTTCCAAATCTCTTAAAAATAGCATTAGTAATTTTAATGTTCAAACATTACAAGAGGTATCTAATTTAAACTTACACGATTTTGGAATATTTTTTGAATTAGAGCCTGATGATGAAGAAAAAGCTCAACTAGAACAAAACATACAGGTCGCTTTGCAATCGGGAGGGATTAATCTTGAAGATGCTATTGATGTAAGAAGAATAAGAAATCTTCAACTTGCAAACGAAATGCTTAAAGATAGAACAAAAAAGAAAATTGAAAAAGCACAACAATCGCAACAAGCTAATATACAAGCACAAGCACAAGCTAATGCACAAGCCTCTGAAGCTGCCGCAATGGCTGAAACTCAAAAGCAGCAAGTTATAACTGCTGAAAAAATTAGCATTGAACAAGCTAAGGTTCAATTTGAAATAGAAAAGATGCAAGCAGAAGCAGAAATTAAAAGAGGGCTTATGGCTGAGGAATTTAAGTTTAATATGCAACTAGCTCAAATTAGAGCTAATACTGAAATTTCAAAAGAGCAAAGCGTTGAAGATAGGAAAGATAAAAGAATAAAAATGCAGGGGACTCAACAATCTGAGTTAATTAACCAAAGAAAAAACAACTTATTACCGAAAAACTTTGAAAGTTCAGGTAATGATGTTATGGGGGGGATTGGAATGAGCCAATTTGAACCAAGCTAAATAGAATTTTTTAATTTATATTATATTATATTATGTCAGAAGAAGTAAAACAAGAAGGTGACTTTAAAATAAAAAGTAAACCTAAAATGAAAAACCTTGGAAAGAAAAACGAAACAGCTAAAGTAGATTTATCTGCTAAAAATAAGGTTGAGGAAGAGGTTGCTAAGGTTAACTTAAAAGAACAAGATGCCGATAAAGAGCAAGAAACAACAACAGTGGTTGCAGATAAACCAACCGAAACTGTACAAGAAGTGGATACAGAAGTACCATCAGGGGAAGACACCGTTCAAGATGAAGAAGTCGTTACTATCCAAGAGGTAACAGAGGATGAGGTAGAGGCTGTATCTAGAGAGGCTGAAGAAGCAATTAGAGATGAGCGTGTTTCTGGAAAGCCACTACCCGAAAATGTAGAGAAGCTAGTTTCTTTTATGGAAGAAACAGGTGGAACTGTAGAGGATTATGTTAGATTAAATGCTGATTACAGTAGTGTAGATAACGATACATTACTAAAAGAATATTATAGAAAAAGTAAACCGCATCTTGATGATGACGAGATTAATTTCCTTTTAGAAGATAACTTTTCGTATGACGAAGACTTAGATGAAGAAAGAGATATACGCAAGAAAAAGCTTGCGTTTAAAGAAGAGGTTCAAGAAGCCAAAAACTTTTTAGAAAACTTGAAGGGTAAATATTACGATGAGATTAAGTTAAGACCAGGCGTAACCCAAGAGCAACAAAAAGCAATGGACTTCTTTAACCGATACAACGAGGAGAGTCGCTTAAATAGCCAAAAGCACGAAAGGTTTAAAAAAGCTACGTCTGAAATGTTCAACAACGACTTCAAAGGTTTTGATTTCGAGGTTGGTAACAAAAAATTCAGATATGGTGTTAATAATCCTACCAGTCTTGCTGACAAACAATCTGAGCTTTCTAATATAATCGGGAAGTTCCTGAATGACAAGGGAGAAGTTTCAGACCACAAAGGCTACCACAAGGCGATGTATGCTGCGTCTAACGTAGACAAGATTGCAAGTCACTTTTACGAGCAAGGTAAAGCCGATGCTGTTAAGGAGGTCGTGAATGGTTCTAAGAACCTATCAGACGAACCAAGACAGACAGCTGGCGATAGCGTGTTTGTAAACGGGATTAGAATCAAATCTATAAGCGGAGCGGACTCTTCAAAACTAAAAATTAAAAAAACAAACTTTAAAAATTAAAAAGAAATGGGACAATTTGGAACAAACGACCCTTTAGGTGTATTTAACCTAAAACCAATGCCAACTAAATCTACTTTGGCATCAAATTATTTAGATTTTACTAGCGAAGCTGGTAATGACTTTTCACAACAATACTTGCCAGAGCTTTATGAAATGGAAGTAGAGCGATATGGAAACAGAACATTAGCAGGGTTTTTGCGTATGGTAGGAGCTGAAATGCCAATGACTTCTGACCAAGTTGTATGGTCTGAGCAAAACAGATTGCATATTGGTTATGAAACTGACGGAGCTGCTGCTTCTGCTAACTCTGTTACGATTGGCGATGCTGCTAACGGTAGAGTTGTTTTAGGTTCAGGTCATAATATGGCAATAAGAAAAGGAAACACAGTTGTTATTGAGGGAGTAACTGGAACAGGTGAAGGCGTTACCGTTAAAGGTTATGTATCGGCAATAGACCCTGATACTGACAATGCTAAAGAATTTACAGTATTGCCTTACACTTCTGCTACTTTAGCTGCGGCAGGGTTTGCTACAAATGATACAGTAAATATATTTGTTTACGGTTCTGAGTTTGCTAAAGGACAATTAGGAATGGATGGTTCTTTAGAGGCTTCTTTTCAGCAGTACAGTAACAAGCCAATCATTATCAAGGACAACTACGAAATTAGTGGTTCTGATGCTGCACAAATTGGATGGGTTGAAGTTGCTGCTGAAGATGGAACAAACGGATACTTATGGTACTTAAAATCTGAAGGAGAAACAAGACTACGTTTCCAAGATTATTTAGAAATGGCAATGGTTGAAGGAGAACTATCTACTAATTCTACTCTTAACTCTGCACTAGGTCAGGATTCAGCAGGTACTGAGGGTCTTTTTGCTGCTATTACAGCGAGAGGTAATGTATACCAAAATTATGCAAGTGGAACAGGAACAGGTGGAGCTGGAACACGAAGTGCTTTAGGTGACTTTGACGAAATATTGAAGAATCTTGATAAGCAAGGGGCTATTGAAGAGAATATGTTATTCTTAGACAGAGCTACTTCTTTAGACTTTGACGATATGTTAGCTGCGCAAAATTCTTACGGAGCAGGTGGTACATCTTACGGTGTATTTGAAAACTCTGAGGAAATGGCATTGAACTTAGGATTTGACGGTTTCAGAAGAGGTTCTTACGACTTCTACAAAACTGACTGGAAATACTTAAACGATGCTTCGACTCGTGGTTTAATTGACAACGTAGAAGGTGTATTAGTTCCTGCTGGAACAAGCACAGTGTACGACCAAATGTTAGGAACTAACATCAGACGACCATTCTTGCACGTTCGTTATAGAGCTTCTGAAGCTGACGACAGAAGAATGAAGTCTTGGATTACTGGTTCTGTTGGTGGTGCTGCTACAGATAGTTTAGATGCAATGAGAGTTAACTTTTTATCTGAAAGATGTTTAGTTACTCAAGCTGCTAACAACTTTGTATTATTCACTAAGACTGCATAACAGCAATCAATTATTGTAATGTTACCCTCGTCTTTTAGATGGGGGTAACTATTACTTTTATTTATTATTAAATTTTATTATATTATGGCTACAAAAGCAAAAACCACAGTAAAGTGGGAAATTAAAGATAGACTTTACTATCTAAAAAACAATTTATCACCACTAACTTTAACATTATCATCTAAACATTCCCAAAGGCACCCAATGATGTACTTTGATAGTGATTTAGGCTATGAAAGGGAACTTAGATACGCAACAAATCAATTATCTCCGTTTGTTGATGAACAAGAAGGACCTGTAACATTGTCACATATTGTATTTTCTAATGGAGTTCTTATGGTTCCTAAAGAAAAACAAAGTTTACAAAAACTATTATCACTTTATCATCCTTTAAGAAATAAGATGTATGCAGAGCAAGACCAAGTTGCCGAAGCAGTAAACGAGTTAGAGGACATTGAACTTGAAATTGAAGCGTTAAACTTAGCACAGCAGTTAGACTTAGACCACGCAGAAGCGATACTAAGGACTGAACTTGGAGGCTCTGTAACTAAAATGACAAGTAAGGAACTTAAGAGAGACTTGATGCTACTAGCTAAGAGCAACCCAGCGTTATTTATAAGTCTTGCACACGATGAGAATGTAGAGCTTAGAAGCTTTGGTATTAAAGCGTCAGAGGCAAACATTATTAAATTGTCTCCTGACCAAAAAACATTCAAGTGGGCGGCTAATGGCAAGAAGCTAATGGAAGTACCATTTGACGAACATCCATACTCAGCACTAGCTAGTTGGTTTAAAACTGACGAAGGTATGGCAGTATACAAAAGTATAGAGAAAAAATTCTCTTAATATGTAACTATATTTATAAGGTAGGCTAACTTAATAGTTGGTCTACCCTTATAAATAAAACAAAATATTAATATGGCAATAAATATAAATACGGTATATAAAACTGTATTGTTAATACTTAACAAAGAAGAAAGGGGCTATGTTACTCCAGATGAGTTTAACAAAATTGCCAATCAAGTTCAATTAGAAATATTTGAACAATACAGTGATGACTTAAATCAACAATTAAGAGTACCTCAGTCTGATACAGATTATGCAGATAGAGTATCTAAGATTGATGAAAAGCTTTCAATATTTAAAACATTTGGTGGGACGACATATAATGCAAATAATCCATCAGATGTGTACTTTGAATTAAAAGATGCAGGTAATGACTTGCCAATATACAGTTTGGGGGCTGTAACATATAATGATGAAGTAGAACTACAAAGGCTTCAAAGAATGGAGTTCTATAACATTCAAAAATCTCCCCTAACAAAATCAACAGAATCTTTCCCAACTTACTTGCTTGAGAACAATAGGCTTTATGTAAGGCCAACAACAATAACATCTTCAATAGGGGTTAGTTATTTAAAAATACCTTCAGAACCTAGATGGGGATATTATGTTGGTGGAGTTGGTCAATATATATATGATGGTTCAATATACAATGAAACATCTATAAACACAGGTCCTAACTCACTGACAAATAGTGTAATTAGTTCAGTTGAAAATTATGCTGATGGCACATATCGAGGAATTGTCAATGACCCTTTGTACCCTGAATGGAACTCTTTTGGCCCAGGTTCTGGGTTAGATATTTCAATCGTAGTAGATAATGGAGTTATTTCAAGTGTTAATGTTAACGCTCCAGGGATAAATTATCTTCCTGCGGGGGGGCAACAAATTACCGTAGACGAAGCTGCTTTGGGAGGAGGAACTGGTCCTGCTCAAATACTTTTACAAGAATCTGATTTTAATGGAAATAGCACATATGGTTCTACTCAAATTGAGTTAGATGTATCGGAACAAACAGAGTTTATACTTAAGACACTATTTTATTTTGGTGTGGTTATAAAAGACCCACAAATTATACAAGTTGCAGCAAGCCAAGTACAACGAGATGAAATAAACGAAAAAAGCTAATAAGATATGCCAAATCCTAATGGTGGTTTAATCACCGAAACTAATGCACAATACTATGATGGCGACAATTATGGAGGCTATCAATATACTTCTTTAAATGACGTTATAAACAACTTTATCGTTGCATACGTTGGAGCAGGTAAACTAATACCAAGTGCTAAAAGAACCGATATAATATTCCACGCAAAACGTGGTATGCAAGAATTTAGTTATGACACACTAAAGACTATAAAGTCTCAAGAGTTGACTATATCCCCAAGTCTAACGGCTATAATGCCGCAGGACTATGTAAATTACGTTAGGCTATCTTGGATTGATAAATTAGGTATAAAAAGAATTATATATCCAAATACAAACCTTACTATAAACCCAGCCGAAGCTCTTGAGCAAGATTCCGCAGGCGTTCCTATACAGGATAATGATGGTGAAAATATAGATACAGACCCTTCGCAAACAGTATCAAGATGGAGAGAAGTTGATACTAAAAAGATAACGGGATTGTATGACGCAGAATCTTTGAATAATGGTTATGATTTGAATGAAGATTATGTTGGGAATATTTATTGGGGTGCTGCGTATGGTCAAAGATATGGAGAAGACCCTACATTAACTCAAAAGAACGGATGGTTTGGTGTTGATGACGTCAGAGGAGTCTTTACATTTTCAAGTAATTTAAAGGGTAAATTAATCGTCATAGAGTACATCTCAGACGGTTTAGCATATGATTTGGATACTAGGGTCCCCAAGATGATAGAAGACGCTATGTACGCCCATATAAGCCACGCTATAATAGCAAGTAGAATAAATCAACCTGAGTACATAGTGCAGCGATTAAAAAGAGAGAGAAGCGCAAAGCTAAGAAATGCTAAGATAAGGTTGTCTGACATTAAGGTAGGTGAGCTTACACAGATTATGAGAGGTAAATCTAAGTGGATAAAATAATATAATATGCCAGAAGTTAAAAATATATTTGTTGGGGCTAAGATGAACAAAGACCTTAACCCTAGATTAATTTCAAAAAACGAGTACATAGACGCAAGGAATGCAGAAGTTATAAACTCAGAAGGAATGGACTCTGGACTGTTGCAAAATGTTAGTGGAAACTCAATAGAAACATCGTTTGGTTCGGATGGGATAGAATTAGAGGGGATTAATTTAGAGGTAATA